GCTCCAAGGGCGGCGGCCGCGGCTTCTCCTGCGACACGATCATCTTCGACGAGGCGATGTTCGTACCCGAGTCCTTCCACGGCGCGCTCATGCCGACGCTCCGGGCGCGGCCGAATCCGCAGGTCTGGTATGCGGCCAGCGCCGTCGACCAGGAGATTCACGAGCACGGGCTCGTCCTCACGCGGCTGCGCGAGCGGGCGAAGAGGGGTGACTCCGACGCCCTCTGCTACTTCGAGTGGTCGCTCGACTACGAGCGCCCGGAGGACATTCCCGAGGAGGTCGTCACCGACCCGGACACCTGGGCGGCTGTCAATCCCGCGCTCGGTGATCGGATCACGTCCGAGCACGTCGCCATGGAGCTGGAGGCACTCGACCGGCGAACGTTCGCCGTCGAGATCCTGGGTGTGGGCGATTGGCCGGATCCGACTGGCCGCACGGACGCGCAGATCTCGGTCGAGCAGTGGGCCGCCTGCCAGGACGAGACCTCGACGCTGCTCGATCCGGTCTGCATCGCCTTCGACGTATCGCCCGAGCGGCGGACGTCGATCGCCGCCGCCGGCCGAAACGCCGGGGGCCACTGGCACGTCGAGGTGCTCGAGAAGATGGCCGGGACGCACTGGCTGGTGGACAGACTGGCCCAGCTCGACGCCCAGCATTCGCCGCAGGCCATCGTCTGCGACGCCGTCGGGCCCGCCGCCTCGATCGTGCCGGATCTGACGGCCGCCGGCCTGACGGTCGAGATGGTGGCGGCGAACGAGCACGCGCAGGCCTGTGGGCGCCTCGTCGACGTCGTCCGCGAGGAGCGTCTACGTCACCTCGGCTCGCTCGACCTCTGGAACGCGATCCGCGGCGCCAGGACACGCCATCTCGGCGACCGCTGGGCCTGGTCTCGCAAGTCGTCGGCCGTGGACATCTCGCCGCTCGTAGCGGCGACGCTCGCACTGTGGGCGGCGGTGGGACAGCCGGAATCCGACGGTGAGGTGGTGATCTATTGACGACCTACACTGAGATCCCCGGTTCGGGCCGACTCAGGGTCACCTCGCGCGCCGACGTCAAGAAGGCCGTCCAGCGCCAGGAGGAGTCCTCGTTCTCTGACGCCTTCCAGACGCAGATCGACAGCTTCTGGTCGGAGTTGGCCGGCACGAGCGTCTACTTTTCACCGACGCTCATCGAGCGCGTCTGGGTGGCGAACCGCTGCATCCAGCTGAACTCGCAGCAGGTCGCCTCCATGCCGCTTCGCCATCACGGCTCCTTCGAGCCTGCCTGGGTGTCGAATCCCGATCCCGTCTGGTACCCGAACGGGATCGGCGACGCCATCTTCGCGGCCATCGCCTCCATGTACGGCTGGGGAGACGCCTTCATCTACGTCACGTCCTACTACGCGAACGGTCTCCCTCAGACCTGGACGGTGATCGACCCGGCGACGATGAACGTCGAGGTCAAGCGCGGCCAGCGCACCTACAAGTCGGGCAAGACCGAGCTCAACCCCGACGACATGGTTCAGGTGACCCGCGACCCGCGTGGCGGCGTGCGGGGAACGAGCGCGCTCAAGTCCTACGCTGCCCAGGCCTACGGGCTGATGGCTGCATCTGACCTCGGCCGCGTGATGATGGCAGAAGGTGCGGTGCCGAACGCCGTGCTGAAGTCTCAGCGGAAGCTGACCGCGGAGCAGGCCGAGGCGATTCAGCTGCAGTGGATCGAGCGAACGTCGGTACGGCGCGGAGCGCCCGCCGTGCTGCCGCCGGATCTCGACTTCCAGCTCCTGTCCTTCTCGCCGTCCGACCTGCTGCTGCTCGACGCGCAGGAGTTCAACTCGCGCGCCATAGCCTCTGCCTTCGGCGTACCGGCGCTGTTCCTGAACCTCGCGATCGAGGGCGGGCTCACCTACCAGTCGGCGGCCATGCTCGGTGAGCACTGGTGGCGCTTCGAATTGCGGCCGATGGCGATGAATCTCAGCCGCGCCCTGTCTGCGAACATGCTGCCGCGCGGCTCCTGGGTTGAGTTCGACGCCCGGCAGACGATCGCGCCGACCTTCAAGGAGTTCGTCGAGTCGCTGGCGCAGATGGCCGAGAAGGGCGTACTCCAGGCCGAAGAGATCCGGGCGCTGCTGCTGGGTATCGCCCCGGCCGACGCCGACCCGATAGAGGAGATCCTGACGCCGCCCTCGGCAGGGGCGTCGCCTTCACAGCAATCGTCGAGCGTGGTACCGCTTCGACCGACACAGGCGGTTAGCCAATGAGTGAGCAGGTAACAGAGGTCATCCAGCGGCAAGTCGTCGGCGAGCTGACGCCGACAGGCGACGGCCGCACGATCGATCTGCGAGTGGTGCCGTACAACGTCGTAACTCGCGTGGCGGATCCTCCCGACTTCGAGCCCTACGACGAGGAGTGGCTGCCCGGCGCCTTCGAGCGGCAGCTGGGCGCGCCAAACCGCGTGCTGATGAACTTCGAGCACCGGCAGGGCATCTCAGACGTCGTCGGTCGCGGCACGGAATTGCGCGACAGACCGGAAGGCCTCGAGGGCACCTTCCGCATGCTGTCGGGGCCCGATGCCGACAAGGCGCTGGAGCTCGTGAACGAGAAGGTGCTGACGGGCGTCTCGCTCGAGGCCGAAGTCACCCGAACCGTGCGCGAGGACGGGATCGTGAAGCGCGTCAAGGCGCGTCTCATCAACGTTGCGCTGACGCGCATGCCCGCCTTCGAGGGTGCAGAGGTGCTCGCTGTCCGCGAGCAGCCGCCCGACGACGACGACCAGGACGACGACGAGCCACCCGAAGCGGCTGCGCGCAGCGCGGCGGTCGACGAGATGCTCCAGCGCGTGGGCTTCGAGGCGCTCACCATTCGCGCCGTCGTACGCACGCCCTGGAGCGGATCGGCATCACGGTTCGCCGACACGGACGCTTACTGCCGCTCCTGTCTCATCGACACGAACCCGGCCGGCGCCGAGAAGGTGCAGGCGAAGTGCATGCTCCCTGTCTACGAGCCGAACGGCGACCTGAACGCGAACGCGCTGTCGGCGGCCGCTGCCCGCATCAGTCAGGTGGGCGCGTCCGTAGAGCAGAAGGCTCAGGCGGCGCGGAGGCTCGTGCGTCTCTACCGCTCCGCGAAGATGGAGCCGCCCGAGGCCTTGCGGACACTCGCAAGCCGGTAGTACCCTTCAAGCAGCGCACCCCGCCGATTCCGACGAGCACCCCGCGGCAGCGGCCCCCTCGCCGGATCAGATCGAGCGGCACCCGCTGAGTGTCAAACCGACCTCAGTAGGAGGTGTCAACATGCAGCAGGGAGTCACGAAGATGCGAATGGAGCGGCTCGCCGACGAGCGCGACCGCACCGACGAGAAGCTCACGGACATCCTTCAGAGCGCCGAGGAGGAGAAGCGCGACCTCAACGACCTCGAGAAGGAGCAGACCGCGAAGTACCGCTCGCGGATCGGCGAGCTGGAGGAGGAGATCACCGAGCTGGCCTCCGACATCGAGCGGATGCAGGGATCGAAGGACGTGTCCGAGCTGGTTCGCGAGGACACGCCTGTGCAGGAGCAGGCCATCCAGCGCGTGCAGGTGCAGGCGTCAGGGCCGATCGTGTACCGGAACTTCGCCCAGTACGCCCGCGACGAGCTGGTCGTCCGCTTCCCGCAGATCGCAGAGCAGGCGGCGGGCGCGCACGGCGACGTCCGTGCCCTCCGCGAGCAGGCCTCCGAGCGGATCCAGCGCGCCCTGGAGCACACGACCACGGCGGACATTCCCGGCCTGCTCCCGCCGCAGCACATCGCGCAGATCATGGACATCATCGATGCATCACGGCCGGTGGTGGACTCCGCACGGAAGCTGCCGCTCGAGCGCGGCTCGCTGACCTACCCGAAGATCGAGGGCAGGCCGGCGGTCGAGCTCCAGTCCTCGGAGAAGACCGAGGGCGGCACCGTCGACATGAACGTCGACCTCGACACGATGACCGCCTCGACCTACATCGGCGGCGGCAACCTGTCGTGGCAGGCGATCAACTGGTCGACACCGGACGCGCTTCAGCTGTGGTTCGACCTGGCAGCCGAGTCGTACGCTCGCCAGACCGAGGAAGTCACTTGCGACGTTCTCGAGGACACGGCGGCGATCGGCACGCTGGGGACGGCCGCGGGCCGTCTCGGCACCGCAGGGACGGAGTCGTTCGCCCAGTGGCGGGCAGCCATCCTCGGCGGCCTGTCCTCGGTCTACTCGACCACGGGCGGGCGTCACCACACCGACACGCTGTACCTGTCGGCGGCGCGCTTCTTCCAGCTCGCGGGCCTGGGAACCGACCAGACGCTGCAGATCTCCGCAGTGGGCAACCTCGACATCGGCACGATGCGGGGCACCTACGCGGGGCTCAGGGTCGTCGGCTCCTACGGCTTCGACCAGGACGTCGCCATCATCGGCGATGCGGACGCGCTGCTCACCGGCGAGACGGCCGGCGCACCGGTGCAGATGCGGGTGGTCGAACCCTCGATCGGCGGCATGGAGGTGGGCGTCATCGGCGCCTTCGCCGCGACGGTGTTCGACGCTCAGCGCTTCCTGCACCTGTCGACGCACCTGTAGCACTGACTCGGGAGGCGGGGCTTCGGTCCCGCCTCCCGCTTCCTAGCGAGGAGTGATGAGAGTGCTCAAGCGATACCGCGGCCCCGTCGCATGGGTGAACGAGGAGGACGGCGTGCCCGAGTCGGGGTTCTACGCCCTGACGAAGAACGGCAAGGATCTCGCGAAGCCGCTGAAGCGGCTCGTCGCCGTCCAGCACAAGGGGCGCGACTCGCATCACTACCGCGTAGCGAAGGCGGACGAGCACTCGCCGCCGATCGGCAACGTCATCGAGATCGAGCTCGAAGCAACCGGAAAGGGACAGGTGGAAGCATGAGCAACGTCGTCACACTCGGCGTCCGCGAGTGGCACCCCGCGCCAGGCATCGAGCTCTTGCGCGAGTGGGTCGAGGAGGAGCTGCCGCGGCGTTACAGCAAGACCTTCGACCGCATCCTCCTCATGGCGTCGGGCAAGTCGGCGTATCTCTCGGAGAAGGTGAAGAACGAGGTACTCGGCGCGACGGCGTTCTCTGCTCCCGGCACCGTCTACACGGCGCTGTGGACGACCGCGGCCGCGACAGACATGGACGGCTACCACGGCGGTACCGCCGGCGAGGTCTCGGGTGGTTCCTACGACCGTGTCTCGAAGACGAACAACACGACGAACTTCGCGTCGATCTCGGGTGACGCCGCGAAGGTGAACTCGAACGCGCACACGTTCCCGACGGCCACCGCCGACTGGAACTCGGGTGCGGTGATCCCGCAGATGGGGATCTTCGACGGCAACGCGAAGACGTCCGCCGACAACCTGCTCATCTGGGGCGACTTGACGGTGGCCAAGAGCGTGCTCAATGGGGACACCGCACAGTTCAACACGTCGGCGATCAGCTGGACAGAGGAGTAGCCATGCGCGGGGTACTGCTCGACTCCCGCACGGGGCGACCCGAACCTGATGTGCGCCAGCTTCAGCGCAACGCCGAGCGCGGCTGGTCGATTCGCGGCTTCGACGGCGACGCCCCCGACCTGTCCGTGCTGCCCGACAGCGTGCTCGACTACCTCGAGCGCGCGGGGAAGCTCCCCGCCTGGCAACAGCCGCGCGGCGGCTTGCAGTCCTGGCGCGAGACGCTCTACGCGACCATCGCAGACGGCACCGCCGTCACCGCAGCCGCAGAGACAATCATGGTGCCGGACTTCACCTTCCCGGCCAACTACCTCTACCCCGGCCGCGTGCTCAAGTACACGCTCTGGGGCAAGTATTCGACCGTCATCACGACGCCGGGCACGATCACGCAGCGGCTTCGCTGGGGTGGCGTCGGCGGTACGTCGCTTGCGGCCTCCGGTGCCTATGCGCCTGACCCGACGGCTGCCTCGACCGATCTCACCTTCTACACGGAATACTTCCTCGTCTGCCGCGCCACGGGCACGTCTGCTGCCTCGCTCGCCTTCGGGCGGACGTGGCTGCCGGACATCGACGACGCGACCGTGACGACGATCAAGGGCAACCTCGACATGCACACGATCCCCGCTTCGGCACCGGCCACGACGAACATCAACACGACGACGGCCAACGCGCTCTCGCCGACCTGGACGCAATCGGTAGCCACGGGCTCGATGACGTGCATGTTCGCCACCATCGAATCGCTGACGTAGGGAAGTGTCCTACGCCTCGGAGGTGCTGGCTGACAGTCCCGTGGCCTGGTACCGGATGCAGGAGAAGTCGGGGAATCGGATCGATTCGTCCGGCAACTCCAACGACCTCTCTCTGAGTTCGGGGACTCCCCTTTACGAACAGACAGGGCCGATCGTCAGTGACGTGGATACCGCTGGTGGGATGGCCTACTGGACGGTTACTGCCGCCGAACTGAACGTGGGTGACACGTTCACCATCGAAGTCTGGGTCAAGAGGGCCAGCATGGGCGTCACCTTCGGCATCGGCGACTCGGATCCGGGAGCGTGGGCGGCTTACATCTTCAACGACAAGGTGCATCTGACGGAAAACGGTGGGGCCGTTGTCTGCAACTCCTCGACCACGATCGACACGAACTGGCACCACATCGTGCTCGTCAAAAACGGGGCGACGGCAGCCTTCATCTACGTCGATGGCGTGGACGTGACGGAGAACTACGTGGACAACACGCTAGCCGGGGATGCGGATATGCGTGTCGGAGACACCGCCGCAGGCTTCCACGATGAGTTCGCCCTGTACCCGACCGCACTCTCATCGGCCAGGGTGCTAGCGCACTACAACGCTGGTGCCACGGTATCGACGGACAGCGCGGCCATCTACCAGTCCGACCGACTCCGCAAACAACTGAGAGCCATTGTCTGATGCCCGCCATCGCCTTCAAGTCGCAGGGGGCAGGCGCGTCCTCTGAGACGAGCGGCGCGGCCGTTTCCCCGGCAAGCCCGGCCACGGTTGACCCGAACGACATTCTCATCGTCCATGCCTACTTCGAGGGAACGGCAACGACACCCGACACGCCAGCGGGATTCACGCTGCTGTCGGGGCCACACGTCATCGAGACGACTATCAGCCGACACTGGCTGTACGGCAAGATCGCGGTTGGCTCAGAGGACGGAGCGGCGAACGCCCTCGGCTCGCAGGCGGTGACGACGATGCGCTCGGGCCGGTGCTACTCCTTCTCGGGCTATGAGGCGGGCAAGCTCGAAGAGATCATTCGCGGCTTCGCCCACATCTCTGCCAACTCCTCGACACCGGGAATGCCGACAGTCACGACGACGGTGCGGGGAGGACTGGCCGTGTGCTGCGTCGCCGTCAACGACAACAACGCGACCGCTCCCGCCACGGGCGAGTCCGGTGGAGACTGGACGGAGGCCGTGGCTGAGTACACGGTGGCGCTGACACCTGGGCTGAGTCTCCAACTTCAGACAGCCACGCCGACCGCGAACCCCGGAACGATCTCAGGCGGAACCACGAACATCACCGCCGCAGACCCGGTTGGGCTGCTCGGCTTCGAGATTCGCCCCTATCCCCATGCGAGCTTCGATCCGCTGGCTGGTAAGACGCATCCGAGGAACTTCGTCTAATGCCAGGCGCACCCGGACGGTTCATCCCCGAGCTGCCTGAGCTCCAGGGCTATCTGCACGGCGGGGTAAGGGCCGGCGAAACCGTCACGTTCGACGCGACGGTCGCGGGGCTAGGCGCGCTCGCCAGCAGTTTCGTCCGCGACCAGCGCATCGTGGCGGCGACGATCGCGGGGAGCGGGACGCTGACGCCCAGCGTCGTCCGCAACCAGCGTGTCCTGGCTGTCAGCGTTGCCGGTACGGGTGC